CGTCTGAATTCCCAATCACCATGCACAAAAGTTCTCCCGTTTTTTGTCCGTTCTGACAAAGCGCAGTGGGGCAATCCAAAAGCACGTTCAGCGGCTGACAAGGTTTTGAATTCCACTTGCTCGCCTGTTGAGCGATTGATGCATAACACTTTGACATCAAGCCTTCGAACATTGGGATGCATTTTGTAATAAAGCTCCCTCAAACCGTACTTTCCGCTGATCTTCCCGACCGCGGCCGAAGATAGTCCTGTTGCCATCGCCATTTCTACGTAAGTGTACCCGTTTTCTATCATGTTTCTGAGCGTTGCAGCTCCTGGGTTCTTTCCTCTTTTACTCTTCTTGTTGGCTTTTGAACTTGATCGTTTTCGCTCTTCCAAAAGAATCTGCACTGCTTCGTCATCGGCGTAATCTTCTATATGATCGAACGCTTGCATGCCGTAACACTTTTCGATCCAATTCACCGCCTCCACAAATCTCATTCGAGCTCACCCCACTTTACATTTAAGAATTTTCCAAACTTATCAGTTTTAGGGACTTCCAAAATATCAGAAAATGCCAAAAAATTGTCGCTGTCATTTTTGACGTAAAACGCCCGCTTAGCCTTTCTGTCCAAAGAATCGCATTGGATAATAACCGCATTTATACCCCGAATAGCTGCATTGAACAGCAGAAACGGAATCGCTCTATCTGATAGCTCTTCGAGATGATACCAATAAGTCCGCGGACTGTAAGTAAAGATGCTTGATGTTAAGATATCGTCAGCCATGGTGCTTTTTATTTTGCCTGTAAATGCTGGGTCTTCTTTGACGTTATAGGCCCAACGAGCGATCATCATTCCGCCAGTGCCTGCCGCCATCTCGTAATAATCCGTCTGCCTTGGTTCAGAAGTGATTGCGTTTGCCAGTCTTGCAACCGAGTTAGGCGTAAAGTCTTGTTTCTTCGACTTCCGCTCGGCTTGTTCAGTTTCAAAGTATTCGTGGAACCAGTCATAATCAAGATTAGTATCAATTTTTAGAAAATTTCCAAACAGCTCTTCGCGTTCTTCTTTCTTAAGCAGAATTTCCATCAGCCTTTCAGGTGCCTTGAATGCATCGTCAATCCCTAGTAAATCGTTTACGGTTTTGACATCAAATTTAACCATCATCTCACCCCCTCATAAACTCGCAATTTTCTGTGCTATTTCTTTGCTATCTCGTGCTCTTTCCGTTTCCAGTCGGTGAATATACACCGCTCTTGTGACAGAATCATCTGCATGCCCTAGCCGCTCTGCTACCGCCATACTACTAATCCCTTGCGACACCAAATAAGTTGCGTGCTCGTGCCTCAGCCCGTGTAGCGTTACCTCGGGCACCCCAGCTTTTTGACACGCTCTTTTTAGCCAATTGTTAAGTGTAGAGTTATACTGAAACCCCTTTATTTTGTAGAAAATGCTCTCGTCCTGATCAGCACCCTTTGCATTTTTCCACAGCATATACAGCACGGCGTCATCTACAACGATCGTTCTAACCGAGTACTTGTTTTTGGTTGGTACAAAAGACCTCGTTCCTTCCCGATGTTTTTTATAGTCAAGGGTTTTGTTGATAGTGACTGTCTTTTTGTCAAAGTCGACATCGTTAAGCGTAATGCCTAGTGCCTCAGCAAATCTCAGCCCAGTTTTCAACAATATCAGAAAAAAGTTCGCCTCAGATGTATTCTCGTGTTTAAGCTCTTTGACCAATTTTTGCATGTCTTCGATTTCCATAAATTTTGGCTTTTTGACGCCCGGAGGCTTTCCCCTTGGGATTTTTGCGTCAAAGGTAACGTCACGCTTTAATAGCCCGTCTGCGTTGTATGCTCGTTTAAGCGCCCACGACAATTGATGATGGAAGTCAATAACCGTTGCTTTTTCTCTCGTTTCCGCGTACTTGTTCAAAACTTGCTGGTAGTCGTCTGCCGTCATTTTCTCCAAAGACAAGCCCGGCCAATTATCGGCCACAAATCGGCAGTTGGACAGATATTTGCCATATGTCTGTTCGCGGACCTGGTCTTTTTTATACGTTTCAATTTCTTTTGCGAAATAATCCGATAATAGCGTTTTAAGCCCTCCTTTCCAAAGAATCTATTGTCAAAAAGCAGCCGAATTTTTACGATAAAGAAAGCCTATTGTCAAAAATAGCCGATTTTTTTACGATAAAGAAAGCCTATTGTCAAAAATAGCCGATTTTTTTACGATAAAAAATTCTGCACAAAAAAGGTCTCCATTCACTAGAATGAAGACCTTCCGCAATAGGCCCCGTAGGGTATCTACCGCTCTTCCATGTCCACATTCTAGCATGTATCTATTCTGCTTTCAATGTTTTACTTCGACTGCTAAGTCATTCGTCGTCCTCCTTCATAATACGCTTCAGCACATCCCCGTCATTTTCATCAAGATCAAGTTCTTCGTCGTCCTCTTCCATCACGCATTCCATTAGTGTCTTCACTACTTCTTCAACATTTACCCCGCTAAGCAGTGCGATTTTTGTCCTCAAGGCAAGGATATCGATGGTTATTTTGGCAGCGTCTTCTTTATCAAGGCTATCCATGATTTTTCTGAGAGTCATTTCACACTTGTCTTCTTCGTCAGGCAGATAAGCCCATGACGCATACACTGCCAACTTCACAAAATCTTCTTTATCAATCTCGATTTTCATTTTCGTCCTCCTAAACTCCGGCCATGCCACGCATGACTGTACTTTCTTCCAGGTCTTACCACCGACACTTTCTTCCTGCGTTTTCTGGCATCAGCTTGCATGATTTTGTCAATGCTCGCCAACAAATCATGCTCTAGTTTTGAGCTGGTAAGTCCGTAGTCTCTTGTGATGCGCATCTAAGCGCCTCCTTCTCTGCTTCTTCAGCAGTTTCAGCTTTGACCAACTTGTTTGTGATGACCTTGCCGATTTTAATGGTCACTAAGTAGTTTTTCATCTTCTTTCCTCCTTCCAATGCGCCGGCGGAGGACTCGAACCTCCTCATCATGAGATGGACCGTTTCCGGCACACTTGAGCCTGATTATCCGTATGTTACAACTATTTCCTAAAGGATTTCTGCCTGGTAACGGCTAGCCAACCGATTATCGACTCAAGAACAATCAGTCGGCTATGCACGCGTTACGCTTTGAGCGCTGGCCATGATGCCCGCGTGCTATCTATGACCCGATTTGCGCTACACTTCAGGTTTTCAATTGTGAGTATCCAACCCCGTCAATGCTTGCGTTCTCAAAGTCAAATGTGAGACTAATATCTTTTTTTCGCCCCGGAGCATATAGGGGCGATGGACCCTGCAGGGCTCGAACCTGCGACCGGACGGTTATGAGCCGTCTGCTCTGCCGACTGAGCTAAGGGTCCGTGCCCATGGCAAATACAGTGTTTGGTTTGCCATGGTGTGATTATCTGATAATGTCTTGCCAGTCATAATTGATGTTAACCATCGGCACCGGCTTGACTTTTTTCGTGGTGCCCAGAATGGCGACATTGAAGTAGTTCTTACGCATGACAACGACCTCAACAGGAATTCCGTACTTTCTCGCAAACAGCGAAAACTTTATTTTAGACTTTTGGTCTATGGCGTACTCTGTATAACCATTCTTGACGTCATACACGTGTTTGATTGAGCCGTTCTTGTCATACACCACGAAATCGCTCTTATATACCGTCTGACGAAGCTTGACTAATTCCAAGGGGAATGTCTCAAGCAACGTAAATCGTTCCTGTGTGGTAAACTGGTAGCCGCTCGGCTTAAGATAAAGCTGATAGAAGCTTGCTTCCTTCATCGAATCAAATTTAAGACCGTCGATGACAACCTTTTTTCCAAAGTGAGAAGCAGCATGCGTTCTTCTGTACATAACAATCTCCTATCCGTAAAGTTGATTCTTGAGAGCTTCGATATCCGACAGGGTTTCGCTCATGTCAATACCTGCATTCTGCTTGTTCGCCAAGTCATCGAAGTTCTCCATCGTCTTCTGCTTTTCTGGTTTAGCGAGTTTTGATTTAGCGGATCTGTTGTTGTTTTTGTGCTCTGCCTCTAATGCTTCGACATCTGATAAACTTTGCGGTCGCTTATCCTCCCAGGTTCGCAGAACGGCGCATGCGTATTTCCAGTTGCGCACGTTATTGCTCAAGGCTATCTGCATCGCCTTGATGATGATAAGATCAGGCTCCTTTGATTGTTGCTGCCATTCGTTATACGTCTGTCGCATATCGTCGCACAGGAAGCTGCTCATCATGCCGAAATTCTCTTGGTAAAATTCAACGATCTTTCCGAAGCCGTCGTCGTCGATTGATTCTTCTTCCGGCTGATCCACTATGTTAACTAAACTAGTATCAACGACTGCGTCTTCGTTTAAGTTAGTATTGTTTAAGTTAGTATTGTTTTGGTTAGTATTTGTTAGTGTTCGATTATCCAATGTAGGATAATCCAATGTAGGTTTATCCAACTTTGGAAAATCGAACATAGGCTGTTCAGACAAAATCCACTTGCTTTCACGAAGAATTCCTTTATCATCCCTGTTTCGATATCGTTTAAGATATCCGTGCTCTTCTAACTCCTTTAGCCCCGCTCTAAGCGAAGCTCTCCCGTCAGTAGAATGCTTCAGAACCTCAACTTCGTAGAAATCCCATGAATCACTTTGGGACCACAAATAAGCAAACAAACCTTTTGCCTTCCAACTCAGTTGGGTGTTATTAAGCACGCCGTTATTGATGATTGTGAATCCGCTACGCTTCATCTTCTCCACTCTCATGACTATCTCTCCTTCCTTTCCGATTCGGGCATCCCACCCGTCCGGTGTCATACGGCCACTGCCCAAATTTCCTTACTCAACTTCGATATCCGCAGCACTTGTGAACGCCGTGATTTGCTTCGTCGCCCTGCAGTACTCGCAATGACCGCACCGCTCCGGTTCATCTCTGCCGGCAATCAGGTCAGCTATATGATCCTGATGTTCCTTGACGTCTTCCAAATCCTCCTTGAGATACTCCTGATCCTGTTCGGAATTGAAACTGAAAGCGTCATGATCGCATGGTGTCTGCTTTGACACCGCGAAGATGAACGGCTGGCACTCAACGCCAAATGTCTGCTTGATGAGCTCGGTGTATACCGCCATCTGAAGGTAATATCCGTATGCCTTGATGAACGGCACCTTGCGACGCTCATCCTTGTCCCAGAACCCCTTGTGAATGTCTGCCGTGGTCTTGATGTCACAGAAGTACTGCTTGTCAAGATTGAGACTGTCGATTTTGCCCTTCCACTGATGGCCGAAGATATCTCCAGTCACAATCACTTCCTTCTCGCCGACACTGTACAGGTTATTGAACACCCGATCAGCCTCCAGACACTTAATCATGTTGTCGCCGACCTTGTACGGAGCACGAAGCGCACCGCTCTTGGTCATCATTGCGTCCTTGTTTTTCTCGATAAATGCAGAGTGACTGGCCTCGCTCTCAAAGTAGCTGTGCACGTAGTTCCCTACGAGCAGAGCGGTAGGATCCATGACGGGCATGTATTCTCCGTTCAGTTTCGCCAGGGCAAAGGCCTCGCATTTTCGGAAGTCCTTGTAGAGCGACGTACTCATGTAGTCAAAGCTTGTCGCGTTATCGTAGTAGTTTTCCGCTGTAAGTTCCATTTTCATTCTCCTTTTGAGTATTCTTCTGCCGGATTGAACAAATCTACCGGGCGCGGTTCGCGTTGGAATTCTTCCGTTTCCTGTTGCTGAACGTGTTCCGGATCAATCGCCTGTGCAATCAGGGCGTCAGCCTTGTTCTTGGCCTTGCTGTTTTCGGTCGCCTGCACCTGCTTCTTTGTCTGCTGCATCTGCATTTGTCCGTCGTCATCTTCCGTGTAGAGCGCCCCGAGAGTTTCCGGGAACGCTTCACGCAGGGCATTCACGATGGCCGTCTTCCGGATCATCGTTGCCGGCATGGTCTTCCAGGTTGACTGACCTTTGGAAAATTCACTAAGCGAAATCTCCACCCTGACGGGAATATCCCTGTCTTTGCGGTACACCTCACACCAGCCGCCGACAAGCTGATCAAAGTCCGGTACTGTAAAGGCACCGTTGCGGAACTCAACCCCGTTGTTATTCACAACAATTACGCCCGCTTTAAGGCCGTTGTACTGAGGATGAGACTCAGCACGTTTCATGAAGGCCTCTTTCGACGTGATAAGCTGTGCAGGCTTATCTCCGAATTTGACAATGAAGGCCTCATTCAGGAACGGATTAAGATGCTGAAACTTACACAGGTTAAGGAACATCGCAATTTCCTGTCCGGTAACTTCTTTGGAATTGCCGCGGACAAGATAGTCCCTCACGATGCTTGGAGAAAGTGTCACGTCATCGCCGTTTGCCTTGAATGTAATGCTTCGTGTTTGTTGCTTCTGTAATTGATTCATTTCTATTCCTCCTCTAACATTTTTCCCTTAGATTCGTCCTCAAGGACCTTTACGATAAACTTCAAAGCCTGGATCATCGTTTCAAGCTCACAGTCACCCCCGAGGGCAACTTCAACCCCACATTCATCCCCGCATTCATCAGACACGTAATAGTTGTACCGATCGCTATAACTATGGATCTCCATATCCGTGCCTGCTTCATTTTGAATGCGAAAATAGGTGCGGCCGCCATGGCTGGTATCACCGCCACGATAGCCAGTAGTCCCGGCTTCAACCTCTAGAATGTTGCAACTTCCAATTTCTCTACTGTAGGTCGTGATTTTAGTTCCATCTTCTAATGTTCTTGAATTCTTTTTGATTTTGTACATGTGTTTCTTCTCCTAAATGTGCTATAATATAAGTGATTCATAATAAATTCGTGCCGCCTCTTTTTTCAAGGGGCGGTTTTTTAATGCCCAACTTTATTCAGCTGTTCAAGCATAGCCCACACCGGTTCCCATTTCTGCCAGTCTTTATAAACCAGCTGATCCATGGCCCAAAGCAAGCTATGCGGTTTCTTGGCTTGTTTCACAAAGGCTTTTACAATTTCCTCCGGATCATCTGACGGTTCAATCAGACGGGGATTGCCCGTTTTAGGATCTACCATCAGACAGAATTCCTTCTTGTATTCCATTTACTCACCTCCCTTCATTGCAGCTTCAAACAGATGCAAGGAGCGTCTGTCCAGTCTTTCAAGGCTGTCCATCAACTCGGACCTGTTCCATGCCGTATCAAGCGACTGCTCAAGCGACCAATCGTCTGCGGGCACGATATCGCCCACTGTATACTGTTTGAGAAGCCTGTTCCTCGTCTGTTTGATTCCTACCAATGCATTCATTTCTTGTTTCTCCTTTTCCTTATAGTTTCAATTTCTTCGATTTTCTCAAGCACTTTTTCAAGCATTTCATCCCCGAATTTTTCTTGGGCATCGTCTATTATCTCCTTGGCATCTTCACCACGAGCCTGCATCTCCAGGGCACTGAACGCTAATGCATAGGCATTCAGCTCATGTTCCGTAGTAGGTTCGTCAATGAGTCCAACGATATTGGCAGCAATTTTCGCAGTATTTTCTGTTTCCCAGTCAGCACTGCTAGCCATGGCAAGCAACAAACCCATGGCACTGGCAGTCACTATGACGGCCTTTTCCCCTTTTATTTCCATTTTTAATCCTCCTTGATTCGCTCGATTTTATACACTAAATCAGAGTTGAGAGCCATATCAGCCGCAGCGCATTCGTGGCTACCATCAATCCAAATGCCAACAAAACCTTCATCAAAACTTTGTGGTTATGCTGCGTTAGCTTCAACGCAATCAGCAATTCTTTTTCGGTCATTTGCCACCTTCTTCAATATCCTTGATTGCCTTTTCCATATCTTCCGCATCGTTTTTATTTTGAGTACGGATAGCGTTGATGAGCTTGTTACGGTTTTTACCTCTGCTTCGTTCTATCTCCAAAACGGTGAACGCACTAATGTATGCACTCATCGTTGTTCCCAGTCTCTCATCTACACGGAATGCCTTTTTTATCATTTCCATGCTTTTTTCCTCTCCGTTGATTGTCTTCCAACCACAAGATGGCAGCATAGCCAGAAGCATGGCAAAATCTTTAGTTTCAATGGTTACTGATGAATTTTTTACAAACATTATTTTTATCTCCTATCTTGGTAACTTCGCCCGCCAGTCGATCCGCATCAATTAGCCGTGCTTTTCCTAATATGTGGATCTAGCATCCTAATTCGGTATTGCTCTGATCGATATCTTAAGTATGCTTGCCAACGTTCTTCAATGATGTATGTCATTTTACGGCCGTCTTGGACGATTGCATCCCGATACTCTGGATTAGCAATACAATCTCGCTTACGCTCTGCAAATGCTGATTTTTCTAATCCGTAGTCTTTCATGATTTCCTGTGGTGTTTTCCACCCATTCGCCATCATGTCGCCCACCTTCTTACTTCATCTAAGATGTTTTCATTTTTATCAAAATCAATTGCTTTCATCTGTATCGATTCCTAAATAAAGGCTTTCCAGTCCTAGGAGATCACACATATTAACTATTAATTCAAAATTAAAATCTTTTAAATCATTAATAGTTCCTAGTTTTCCATCTACTTGTAATTCATTTTCAGTGTTATTCAAATCAAGTAACATTTCTAAACATTCCTTTACAGTTTCAAATTCCATTTCTATTAACCCTCTCTTAAAAATTCAGCAATTTTATTCACACCAGCTTGATAATATAACCATTGCGTTACTTCTTTATTGCTATATTTTGATTTAATCATTGCCCAACGGCCAAATTGATTTTGACCCGGTTGTTCAGCTTTCAAGTCGAGAATGTTTGCAATTCTGCCGACTTTATTAGCAGTAATACCGAACTTGTCACCAACTTCCTTTGCGCTAAATTCTTTCTTTTGAATTTCTGGGATAAATTTTTCGCCGGTTAGCTCAGTAGCAATGTGAGCGAAAATCCTTTCACGAGCGCTGTTGGAGGCTGTTCCGGTAGCAACTTTAAAAAGTAATTTGGCTTGGTTCGTCTTTGCGTTTTCTTCCATGATTGCTAAACGCTTGCCTTTTAAGCCGATTGCCGAATCCGTTTTGATAGCTTGACGCATGTTGAAGTAATTATCTACAAGTTCATCGTAAATTTCCCAAGCCTTGTCATCTTCGAGAATCTTTAAAAGTTTTGCGTATCCACGTTCACTTAGCAGGTAAACGTGTTGAGTTCTGTTGCTTCCGATAAACCCATTATCTTCGGCAAACTTTCTAAATGGCTCAGACCCATTTAGAAAATCAATAATGTCAATTCCGTCTTTAAACCTTTTTCGGTTGTCATTGATACGGCGATTAATTTCATAGACTGGTTGTCCGTGAATCGCTGCAATATCTCTTACAAGCATTGACTTCTTGCCTTCACCGAATCCACCTTCAACACCGGTAAATTCAAACTTGCCGACTTTCTCTTTCCCTAGAACTTTTAATTCTTGCATTTTTCGTCATCCTTTCCCAGTTTTAGAATTCCTTTGATGAGCTCAACTTTGTCATTAGCTTTTCGGTTTCCGTGTAGGATATCGGACAAATAAGATTGACTTATCTCCAACTTTTCAGCTAACCATTTTTTGTTTTTGCCCATTTTTTTCAAAGCAATGAAGACTTCAATTTCCAGTTCACTTCTACTCATGTGACCACCTCCTAACTTTTTTAGCGAATTTATTAGCTAATTATTGACATTCTTGACCTTAAAAGATACAATTAAGGCATAGGAAACAAAGGGGGGTTCACCCCTGTTATGTGATTTTTATTTGTGCTTGGTTTTTCGCTTATTCCTTAGCACATTTATATATTATACCCTGTTGGGTTTAATGTCAATAGAAAATCACCCTAAAAGATAAAAAGAAGGTGTTTTTTTATGAACGTTTATGAAAGAGTTCAAGAACTATCTAAAAAACAAGGTATATCAGTACGAGAGCTGGGCGACAAATTAGGCATCGGGCCTACAACTTTGTACAAATGGAAAACGCAAATTCCAAAATCTGATATCTTAGTAAAAGTCGCTGATTATTTCGGCGTTTCGGTTGATTATTTATTAGATAGAGAAACTCCGTCACATACTGATATAGATCTAGAAAAAGCGTTGGACAATGCGATGACTTTTGAAGGTAGAGCGTTGACCGACGAAGAAAGAACTGCAATGAAGGAAATTCTAAAAGCATACTTAAAGACTAAGAAATAAAAAAGAAGTGGTTTTATTGAATTTAGATGTAAAAATTGCATACATGGATAATTTGCCAGTCAAAGGCGTTTTCTTGCCGGATCTCAATACTATTTTTATTAACTCGAATCTGGAAGAACATCAACAAGAATTCGTACTTAAACACGAGCTTTTGCACTGTATCGAACACCGACATCAAACTGGTCTGTATACTGCAACACAAGCGGAGCGGTTAAAAATGGAAGCAGAGGCAAATACGTTCATGTTAAAAGAAATTTTAAACGAGTATTCATTGAAAACAGGCGTGGACGTGCGAGACATAAACCCGGTTCGTTTTCTTGAAATGCAAGGCTTAAGCTTGAATTTTGAGTCTAAAGTTAAAAGAATTTTAAAAGAAAGTATTTAAAATTGAAAGATGTGACTATTGCATTTTTTTGCAACAGCCACTTTGTCCAAAACACTGATGACGTTAAAAGCTGGAATAAAAAGGAGATGTCTTTTATGGCAAAAACAATTAAAGACGAGAATGGTAATACATATGTTCAAAAAAAGCCTTTGTATAAAAAGCTTTGGTTTTGGATCGTAGTTGTATTCGCTGTTTTCATTGTTGGTGGTGTGTTTGGTGGCGATTCTGATGATACTTCTAGCGGTAGTTCTAGCAGCTCAAAAACAGAGCAAACTAGCAAAAGCTCTTCTAGTTCAACTTCAGAAAAATCCAGCTCAACAAGCGAGTCTAGTTCTAGCGAAAGTGTATCAGCTGAATTTCGTTCAGCATTAAGAGCAGCGCAAACATATTCAGATACTATGCATATGTCTAAAAAAGGCTTATATGATCAACTAACATCAGAAGATGGTGAAAAATTCCCTGCTGACGCTGCACAATATGCTGTTGATCATGTTAAAGCCGACTGGAATAAAAATGCTTTAGAAACAGCTAAAACTTATCAAGAAGAAATGGATATGTCGACTGAAGCTATCCGCGATCAGTTAGCTTCTGCCGATGGTGAACAATTCACTCAAGAAGAAGCTGACTATGCAGTTCAACATCTCAATAAGTAATAAAAAAAAAGAGTTACACACGCATATTCTGACCCGTCTTCATGGCGGGTTTTAAAATACCTGAAAAAGAACGCACATTCGTAAAAGGAGAGATATTATGTGGATCGAGAACAGAGAGGTTCTAGTCAATGGAAAACTTGAAAATCGATACTGCTTTGTCGAGCGTTACAAATCAACTTTGACTGGGAAATATCGCAAGGTTTCTGTAACGTATGGAAAGAAAACACCTCAAGTAGTAAAAGCAGCTACACAAGAATTAGAGCGCAAGATCAATAAGGCATTAGCTGAAGAAAGTGAATTTGTTCAAACCGCAACACTTTCGCAAGTGTCAACTGCCTTTTTAGAGCAGTATCAAAAGCGGGTCCAACCTAGCACTTATAAAAATGGTGCATTGTTTATCAAAAAATTTGTCGATGATTTTGGTCATGACACTATCATAAGCAACATTTCACAACGAAGTCTAAATCGTTACTTCAACGACATGTTATATAACAACGAGCGAGATCTGACAAATGGAACTGTCCGAGCTATAAAAAATAAAGTGTCTGTCTTGTTTGATTTTGCTGTAACATATGGATATTTAAAAGATAATAATATCAAAAAGGTCAAGATCGAATGGAAAAATGAAAATGCTCGTAAAAGAAATCAAATAGAAAATAAGTATTTGACGCAAGATGAGTACAGAAAGATAATTGACGATTGTTTGATAAATGGTGCAGATCACTATGCTGATGTCTTCAAGCTGCAATACTTGACTGGCATGCGCTTTGGCGAAGCATCTGGCTTACGTGTTCAAGATGTGATCAAAGAAAACGGTAAAACTTATCTTGATATTAATCATTCACTCGTTTTCTTGAGCTCTCCATCACGTTACTATCTATCAGATTCTACTAAGACTTTTGCAGGGATGCGTAAGATAATCTTATCCCCTGAAGCTACAAAGATCGTTGAAAGACATATGCGTAACAAAGATCTAGATGCATTACTGTTTGCTTATAATCCATCAGCGCCCCATTTTGCTGATCAAAAGCCGCTCAACATCAACAACGCAAATACTATGCTAAAGCGCATAATTGAACGTCAGAAAATAGATAAAGATGTTACTACACACTATTTCAGACATACACATGTTTCGGTGCTTGCTGATATGGATGTTCCTTTACGTGTGATCAAAGATCGCATTGGGCATGCTGACACAAACATCACAGAAAAGATCTATATGCACGTGACTAAAAAGGCACGTCAAGACTTTGAAGCTAAGATAGCTCAAATTGATAATTTCCTGTGATAAAAAAAGCAATACCTGTTACAGTATCGCTCAAAATTTTTGCCCATTTGTTGCCCATTTGAAAAATAGACATCCCATTTATTAAATTTACCTAATCTTTAAAAACGTTGATATATCAGAAATCATCAAACAAATTAAGTTGATTGGAATCCGACAATCCGTCCAAAACATGGTTTTCCGTCATGAAGGCTTAGTGTAAATTAACAAAGCTTAATAAATCAGCATTTGCTTGATTTATCGCAGTTTCTAAAGAATCTTCATTCCATTTAAGTGATACTTATATCCGCTTAAATGGAATTTTTTTGCCCATTTATTGCCCATTCTTTTTTTATTATCTGCCCATTTTACAAAATTCTCGCATTTCAGATAATCGCCTTGCCCATTTCAAAAATGATCATTTAAAATATTTTTGCATAAAAAATATCCCCCGTTCGGCACGGGGGATTACGAAGCTATATGCGATTGTAGCTATAGTATACCACGGAAGTTGTCAGTATGCCAAGCACTGACCTACATAGATACGGTTAGGGTTGCTGATGTTATTGCGTGCGGCTAATGCACTTACCGACACGCCCAGTCTGCCGGCGATACCGCTCAGTGTGTCACCACGGCTCACTGTATACGTGCGTGACGTCTGTCCGCTGATGGTCAGCCTGTCGCCTGGGTGCAGCATACTGTAGATGGTTCGCCCGTTGCGCGCCGCTAGTGTATACATGGACATACCGTGACGGGTTGCGATTGACCACCAACTGTCGCCAGACCGCACTGTGTAGGTGCCCGCGGTGGTTTGCTTGGCTTGTGCCGATGTCTGCAGTATCTCGACATCGTTGCAACTGATCCAACTCATGATGCCGGCCAGCAGCACCTTGTCACCCGATGCCTGTTGCACACGATAGGCTTTGCCGTGTACCCATGACGGGATAGACTGACCGCTTGCCCAGTGAATTGCCGAGAAGTTGACCTTGACCGTGTATCCAGGCTTGATGTCGGCCTTAGGCGTGTTGTCCGCCTTGATGCCCTGCTTGACGGCTGACGGCTTGCTTACAGGTCTGGTAGCACTCCCCTTGTGGTAGCCGTTCTGTGTGATATTCGTCAAGTCGACATTACCGTCGAGTCCACCGCCACGATAGCAGCTTGTGAATTGCCACATTCCGACGCCGTCCATGCTTGGGAAGTACGCATAATCCGGTGTGGTGGTGACGTTGTAGTCCTTGTAAGCTGCTATCCACAACGAACCGGGATATTCCGCCAAGATACGCTTGTAGTCGACGTGTGCCAGTGTGTAAGGTTTGTATGAGTAGTACACGGGTGTGTAGCCTGCGTCAGCTATACGTCGCATACCATAGATGATGGCATCCGTATTTGCGGATTGATCGCAAGAAGCCCCATCTTCATAGTCCAATGCCACGATTGACCGCTTAGGTGTTTGCACGCGCGGCAAAAAATAGTCCATGCACTGCTTAGCGGCTTGCTTGTCAGAGCCGACTTGATACCAGATATACGTATGCATACGCAGGCCTTGCGCGATGCCGGTAGCAACTTGTGACTGGTAGGTGGCCTGCGTGTAGATACCGCTGGTGTTGATGCCGCCAATTTGCGAAATTGCGAACTCGTCACTGGCTTGACCTTTAACAGCCGTATACCCTTGATACCGTGATAAATCCGTCCCCTGCGCTCTGCTTGCCTGCGCGTTTTGACCGCATAAAAAAAGCCCTGCGCAAGCAAGGCCAGCAATTACGATTTTAATCTTATTTTTCATGCGTTGCACCGTCCTTTGGCACCGATACAACACCAAGAATCGTTAGAATAGTCAGTACTGTATTGATACAGTCCTGTGCTGATGCAATTTTTCCCGTCAAATCCAGTCCCATAATCTGAGCCAGTTGCTGTACTAACAACAGAATCGCAGAAACAAGCGCAACCAACACCGTCTTGTTAAGCGTACCATCTGCGTTGTACAATGCTTTCTTAATTTTATCAACCATTTTTTGATTCCTCCTTAAGCGCATGGATTTCGGTCTCATGCTCAACCAATTTGAGATCATGACGTCTCAGGTCGTCATTAATTTTGTCAATTTCAACTTCTTGCTTGTGGAAATTGGAATTCAGAGTCTTTAAATTGTCGTTAAGCTCATTTAGCGACATTCTAAGCGGCGACAATACGTCTGACATGCCCTTTTTAAGCAGCTTGCTCAACGCAGTCGTAACAACCCCTATTAGGGTAGCTAAGCTGAGGATTTCTCCCCAACTAAGTCCCCATAACCCATGAATCAAACTATCACCTCAATCTTATTATCCTACCCACCCTCCGCATACATAGCAATTAAGCCATTACCGTATCTTCTGGGAACATCTTGGCATAGTCAGACTTGGCAAAAAGACCGACCTTCACAAAAAGCTGCACATTTTCTTTAGTGAAAAGGCCCATTTTATAAAATTCACTTACGATATCATAACTATACATTCTTCGTTTCCTCCTTCGAATCTGCATTCTGAACCATCAGCGTCGCAACCGTCTTCTGCAGCATGGCAACCTGGTTTGTCAAGTTGGCCATGGCGAGCATCTGCTGAGCCTGTGCCTGCTGATCAGCGGTAGGCGTCACAGATACTGTGTCAGCCGGATGAGCCGCATCATACTCCTCTTTAGTAGCTCCAGACCACGTCTTTGTATCTGCGTGCCACGTGACAGGCTCGTACAGACCCACACCGTTTGAATCAACAGGTGCTACAGTAGTTGCGTTCTGTGGCACTGTACCGCCATCATCGATGAGGTCGGTATGAGTATAGATGTTTTTTTCATCAAAATAGTAAATTAACATGCGCTGTAACCTCCTTAGTTATGGATTAAATACGCCGTTTCTACCGGAAAACCAGTATTGGCGGGCATATCTTGACGGGTATAGAACTGCACCCCATTAGTAGTATTTATAAATATATCGAACTTTACCGGATCAGTGTGTCGACAAACGCCCAACGGTGTCAGTTTAGTGTATCCATTCATAATTGATTTTGGGAAAGTTCCCGCAACAACGTTTGTCCATGCATTAATTTTATTGTTGGTCGCCAACCAGCCAGAGTACACTGCGAGTATCGAAAAGTTGACGAAATCAGCTCTCTCAACATACGTTTTATCGTTCCAACGACACCCATTCTGAGCAGTTATACAATTATCCCATCTGGTAATTTTAAGCGCACTAGGTTGTACCAACGATGGAACGTTAAGCAGCGCATCCCATCTGGTGCGCGGGAAAAACTGCGTGTTAGATCCATCTGATAGTTGTGCGATATATGTCATAGTTTACACATCCTTTATCTTAGTAATTTTGACTATTTGCAGAGTGTCCAACTTGGTTTTGTCGGTGTACGACATCAGACCGTTGGTTTTCTGCGTAGCGTTTGCCGTTGTCGTTGCGTTTTGTCCGGCTGGTCCTTGGGGGCCGCGCGGACCGGTAGCTCCAGTTGCTCCGGTTGCACCGGTTGCTCCCGTAGCCCCTTTTGGGCCTTGAATGCCTTGTGGTCCGGTGGCCCCAGTTGCACCTCTCGGACCTTGAACTCCTTGAACCCCCTGTGGCCCCTGTACTCCTCGACTAGGTTTATTAGTATCGACACCGTTGATGAACCAATTCCCGTTTGATCCGATTGTCGGTGTCGGACCGGCCGGACCGGTTGCTCCAGTTGGTCCCTGTGATCCAGTTGCGCCTCTCGGACCCTGCACGCCCTGTACGCCCTGAGGACCTTGTGAACCGCGGCTTGGGCTCTTGGTGTCAGTGCCGTTGATGAACCAGTTGCCGTTGCTTCCGATTGTAGGGGTAGGCCCAACCGGACCCTGTATACCCTGTGGTCCCCTCGGACCAGTAGCTCCTGTAGCTCCCGTATCGCCTTTGACACCTTGAGGACCTTGTGAACCGGTATCTCCCTTAGGCCCTTTGATGTTGCCGATTAACGTCTTTGTCATTTACTCACCTCATTCATTTGTAACATAGTACAGATTACCGTCCGAATCGAGCGAGAATTCAGGAGCATCACTTCCGCTCGAAACTGCCCACAAATCCCCGTTGGCATCAACGGTCAGCGTAAAGAATCCGTTTGCCGGCACGGTGACACCGGAATCTCCTCGTTCCCCCTTGGGACCTTGGAGCCCTTGTATACCTTGAGGCCCACGTACACCGGCAGTCCCTGTTGCTCCTGTGTCGCCCTTAACGCCTTGTGGACCTTGTGAACCGGTATCCCCCTTATCTCCTTTAGGACCAGTAGCACCTTCGAGTCCCTGCACGCCCTGAATACCCTGCGGTCCGGTGGCTCCTGGCAATCCCTGAGGGCCTTGTGCTCCGGTACCACCAGTCAGACCAATCGGCCCTGTTGCGCCAGTAGCGCCTTTATCACCTTTATCGCCTTTGATACCTTGAGGACCTGTCGCACCGGTCAAGCCAATCGGTCCCGTCGCGCCAGTAGCACCCTTTTCTCCCTTATCGCCCTTATCACCTTTCAAAGAATGAAGCCAATCGGTCGCCGTGCCCTTAAACCCTTGGATAACAGCGATGTCATACGCACTTAGCCCGTTAGTTCCGTCTTTGCCGTCCTTGCCGTTGACCGCTCCTGGTATCACATATTTTTTTAAATATTCGTGCAAATCCAGTACGGCATCAGCGTGTGTTTGCGGGAAGAACTGCTGCTCATCGCCGTTTTCTTCCAACTCCATCATTTTTTTGATTTTAGCCACGATTTACACATCCTTTACCTTGTCAATTCTCATGCGCGTTGATGACGTAACCGTCAAATCACCATCTGACCCGTCCCCACCCGTTATCTGCACAAGCGGGGACAGGCGCAGATTCTCACTGTCCTTTGCAATGTCTTTGACGCACAAGATATGCAGTTGCGGATCTACCTGTCCTGCTTGGTAAAACGTGTTGAGATTGAGCTGCATTGCATCCAGTCTCGATTTAAGTGTCTCATAGACTGCACCGGATACATCGATACGCGCGTTAACGACTTCGGCATTGTCAGTTTTGGAATTCAGAATGCTGTTGAATTCCTGGGAGAGCTTGTTGGCCAAATTGCGCAACGCTTGCTCCTCGTTGTTTGCATGATTTTTGTAATCAAGAACCGTCTGCCTGTCATCATACACGTCAGCAGACGTCTGTTCTGCAAGCCTGGCCAACGATTCTCTCACGTCAACACCATACATTTTCTGGCGCAACCACTTAGCCAACGTTTTATTTGCCTCAGACACCTTGGATTGGTCAACTGGGCTGTCAGTCGGCATGATATGCGTTGGATCTCTATAATCGACTGTCATTCTATCCCTCCTTAAACAAAAATCTGATTGTAACTGTAGCTGCAGTCCAGACTCGCTCCATATTTGTCAGTGTATTGCCATGCATCAGCTCCCGCAGGTCTGGAAGAAGCACCCCAACTGGCTATCCATTTATACTTAGCGTGACTGTCAAAACGACTACTGAACCATGACGCACTCGAATAGTCGCATGTATTCGTATAGCCGGCATCGGTCAGCACCTTGTAAAAGGCATCCACCTCAGCAGTCAACGCGGCCTTGTCCTTAGTAAGCGACCCATCTTCGACGTCACACGAAACCACAGCGCTGGTCGGTATTCCCTTAGCTTTTAGCTTGCCCAGGAACCATTGTGCTTCCTCCTGTGCGTCGGCGACGGACACTGCCAGCAGATAGTGGTACGCTCCTATGAATTTCATACCGGCTGCTATGCCACGGCTCTTCTGTTCGTCAAACAATGGATTGAGATACGCACTTCCCGCTTCCGACCCTTCAGTCAGCTTGATCATCAGACCTTTGACACCTGATTGATACAAGTTGTCATACCATGCCTGATTCTGACTGCCGTTGTTTGATGACAAATCAATAAATTTGCTACCAGACGTCCAAGCCGGGGTATTGCCACCGCTGTTTTCAAGCTGTTTAACTCGTTCAGACAGTTTGGCATAATCGCTTGACAGCTTGCTGTAATTGTCGGACAATTGTTGATTCTGCTTGGACAGATCAGCAATTTCCTTGTTGCTCTTTGATTGACGTACTATCAATCTGTTTATCAGCGCCTTCTGCGCGTCGGTTTCTGACCGTTTCTGCGATCGATACGTATCCAAATCAATCGGATTATCGCTCAGCGTTAACGTTGAGTTTGCCACATCCAATAAATCAAGCGACATGGCAACGATTCTCTCCGTTGCATACAGTCCCTCTAGTTGATTTACAATGCTGACATAACTCCCGCATTCGATCATCCCAATAGTTTCTTCGAGGAAAGACAAATCGATATACCCGGCTTGAAGTTGATATTTAATCGCCTTCTGCGCGTCAAGAAAAGCCCTGCCCTTTGCGAGCAGAGCCTGTGGCGTTGTTACGTCTTCCCATGTTTCAGTTTTGACATGGATTCCGAATTGACTGATCAGCTGATCGTCACGCAGATAATCGTTGCCTCCATTAACACTGGCAATTGTTAAGTGCGGGCTTGAAACGTCGGTACTGCCATCGTTGTTCTGACGTTCTTGAGTTGCGCCGAGCGGCTTAAGAACAGTAACAATCTCACTTGGATCAACAGTCCGTGAACTTGACACCATGTTATGTGCAAGCTCGATCCTCTGCGGACAATCGGAGGAGATTTCCGGCTCGTAGTCAAGCATTAGCTTGCCGTCCGCATTCCTGATCCTCATTTCTCCACCCAAGCGACTGATGAGCTTGTCTTGTATGTTATCATACGTATCTTTGGTATCATCAGCATATCGATACACGTTATCCGTTGAATTTGTCACCGTGACCGTCCCGAGCGTTATCTGCTTGTAGGACTCGACCTGCTTATTGTGCTCGGTTATGAGAGACTGCAGAAAGTCCTTTGGCGTCGTGTTACGGAACTCCCTCCACGGTTGTACGCTGTCGTGCAGGAACCCTTCCAAGCCCTCACACGTAGCCTGCTTTTCAACCGTACCCGAACTATCCATGCTATCCGTATACGTTAAAACTCGCCCTTCGAAAAGAGTCGCATTCTTGTCCGGACGAGTTATTTTTACAAAACACTTGTAAGGATCGATTTCAGTATACAAAGCATGTGTCGGGTCAATCGTGAAGGTGAACGTGTCATAAGATGAAGTGCTTTTAGACAAAACAGCCGAAACGAGCCGATAATGCGGGAAGATATCCGAGTTAAGCACCTTCTCCGCCCCGTTCCAACCTTCACGAATCGTAATTCTAAACCCTTTTGTCATGGCACTTCCTCCGTCCATTTAAACTTAACCTTACCAGTGCCTTCGATGTTAACGACATTTTCGCCGGGCATCAGCTCCAGGTAAGGATTGACATTATCCCCAGCTTTAAGCGCGAAGACGTGGTCATTGACTGACGCAGACATGGCCGTGGAGCAGGTCACAGTCAACCGAACCCGGTTATGACCTGTATTTATCAACAGAATGCTCTCATGACCGTTAACCGTTACTTCCAAATTAGAGGCTGCATCAAGATTAAAGTAGAACGTGTCCCAGACGTCATCGTAGCAGCGCTTCAGGCGATATGCGTAGCACTGGAAAACAATCGTAACTTTGCAAAAGTCCCATCCTTCTTCGATTGTCGGTGCCGTTTGTACTTCTGCGAGAAACGCATAACCGGGCATCGCATCGTCTTTGAGCAGAATCTTACCAGTAGGTTTCATTAGCCAGTTCATCAGCTCGGTTAGCTTTAAATTTAAGGTAGACAAATCAGAACGTCCATAAGGTAGTTTGCATGGAAAAGTTACCGTCCTCTCATCATACGTGTTGAGCCCATAAAGATTGCTTAGATCAATGTAGCCTGTTCGATATGGTAGTTGCAACTGTGATTTTCGCTTAGCGGGTAGAGTAACCGATTTAGTATCCAATACACGCAACTCAAACTCACTTGAATGCCGACCATTAAATTCAAATCCGTATGGCCTAGATTCTTGAGTCAATCGACATCCCCCTTTCCATCATCGTATTCCTTCTGTTACGTTCAACGGCGCCATATCGTTCATAGCTTTTTGAAAAGCTTGAACCATCAATGAAAACTTTTTTCTGCATAATAGCATCAAGTTTTGAACCTATGCTCTTAAGTTGAGATGTATAGTCAATGTTATCATTATCCGTCAACGTTAATGCCTGTGATTGTTGCCCTGTTACTGAGGGTACTGCTATACCATAACCATTAACAGAACTGAATCTAGTCTGATCAACCATTTTAGCCAACCTCGCAGACGGGCTGTTAGGAGCGACAGAAGCTCGTTGGGCTATCGCATTCAGGAGTAGATTATCTGCATTGTCGCGCCTCGAATTGATAACAAATTCATCACCATCTTCAGCTAACCATGCTAATTGTTTATCCCAAATATGGCCACCGGTTTGCCAACCATGACCATGTCCAATGTAATTCCATGTTCCCATGGCGTTGAGCCTACGAATTGCAGCTAAAATTTGATCCAGTCCATTCTTGATATTCCTGTGTCCTGGAATCGCCCATGTGCTAAAAGTTTGCGGAATAAATTGCAGCAATCCTTGGGCAGGGTTGCCATTGGCCATATTCACGTCCCAAACTTTTTGAACAACAGTAGGATTTCCGCCCGATTCTGTTTGAATTTGCTTCAACAAATTATTAATTTGCCATTCTGCCAAGTTTTGATGCAACATATTAGCCGCATGTTTAATAACTTTTCTCCATCGCTTAACACCTGAACCGGTTGGATTGCCACCATCCGAATCATATTTCCTTTTAATACCGCTAAGAATTCCTTTGAACCAACTAACTCCCTTCCGTGGCAAGTATCGTCCGGCGCCTAAAGCAAAATCGTGCCACACTCCTTCTGCGTTATTATGATCACGCTTGAACAAATCGGTCAAAACAGATAACGGGTCTTTAAGAGCATCCTCAAGTTCATCAAACTTGTCAGACAACCAATCCCCTATATCAGATCCAACATTTCCAACAAATCCTGCCGCCTTGCCAATCCAGTCTCCAAATCCTGACTTATACATAGGCAATCCCAAAAATTTTGCCGTTTCCTTAGCCGGCATGACTGCATCGCCCGGATTTAATTGCGCTATCACGTTGCGTTCATTTGGGACTTCGATTGCACCATTATTGCGAAAAATAGCTTCTCGGTAAACGGAACCCTCCTCATCGTTGACAAGAGCTGTCATGGAGTTTATGATTCTTCCTCCCTTGGCCAATTTTTTAATTGGAGAAATTGACTGCTTTTTTCCACCAAAGAAATGTACTACACCATTAATACCGCCAATTCCGCCATTGACAAAGTCAATTACGTGATTCAAACCACTTTTAGCACTTCCCTTAATTCTGTTCCAAATACCGTCAAAAAAACCGGCCATATTGTTCCAAACAGAGTGCCAATTATTGTTAATTGATCTTAGTATACTTCCCATACTGTCTCTCAAGCTGCCAAATTTACCTGAAGCATTCTTACGAGTTGATTCAGAAATGCTGCTTATTGTACTCCTTAACGATCCCCATTTATCAGATGCAATATTTCTGGTATCGGACCACGTTCCTGACAGAGTCTTTTTTAGCGAATTGAATTTCTTGTTAGAGGCATCATATGCCTTGTTAGATTTGTCAATAATCGTATCTTTTAAATCAGACCACTTATCTGAGGCTGTTTTAGTAATCGAGTTCCACTTCTTGCCCAATTCAGCCCCCAATTTCTTAAATTCTTTAACTACATGTCCAGAAACATCACTCACTATTTTCCCAAATTTTTTCAAACTACCCCACGTATTGTCAACCATCTCTCGAAATGGCTTGAAATGTTTATATGCCTCACGAATACCTATAACTAATGCCCCGATGGCAATAATAACCAGTCCAATCGGATTTGCATTTAAAATAATATTGAAAGCAGCTTGAACTCCGGTGGCAATTTTTGTCGCAATTGTCCATGCTCCAACAGCAGCCTTAACAGCAAGTACGGCTGTAGCAATGCTACCAATCGCAATCCCTAATGCCTTAAAGGTGTTTTTATGTTTTGAAATAGAATCCATCCCTTTTGAAGTTTTGTTCATTTCAGGCGCAACATCAACTATTTTCTCGGCAATCGTTTTAATTCCTTTGCCAATTCCTCCAATTACATCAGCAAACGTTTCAAAAGCAGATTTGGCTATGATTCCTACTATTTCAAATAATGACGATTCAATTGGACCTATAAGCGAATACCATACATTAAATGCCTGTGCCAAAGTTGAAATACTTCTTGCGACAGAACTGAAATCCAACTTCTTCTTAGCTCCAGACGCCGTATTACCAACATCGTTAAATCCTTTTGCCAATCCCTTAACATCATTCACTGCATTTGTAAAAAGACCACCAGCAATTACTCCTACTAAACCGCCAATAGCTTGTTCTACAGGCTCTAGAGCCTTAAATACCGCGTCAAAACTTTTTTTGAGGTTGTCAATATTTTTGTTCATCTGTTTGTTGCTGACAACACCAACCACATTTGATTTAAAACTCATAGCAAACATTGACAATGTATTTCCAACAGCGTCAAATGTATGTTTAATAACATTGCCCACTAAACCTATCGCCTTACTATTATTAATTACAAACGTTAAAGCTGAGTTAAATCCACTAGCAACACCAGCTAAAGCTTTAGAAATACCATCAGCAAAAGACTGTATGCTTTTATCGCTGACAAGATCCCTGATATGGGACAACGATCCTTTGGCCATTTCGAAGAAACCTTTCTGCACGTTTCCGGAAAGCTGCGCAACGTGTGAACTGATAAACATTGACATACCTTGAAAAGACGTCATGGCCTCTTCTGTACCGCCTTTATACTTCTTGCCTAAATAATCAATTGCTTTAGTAAACTCATCAGCTGTCAGCGTGCCTTTCTGAGACATTTCTCGCAACTGTTTCATACTTTTGCCAGTTGCTTCCTGTATAGCTTCACCGAACATAGGAAAGCGATTGATCATAACATCAAGATCTTCGGCGCTAGCTTTGCCGCCAGCTTCAATTTTGGCAAACATTTCAGATGATTCGGCCAACTGCTCATTTGTCATATGCATAGTGGAACCCAATGCTATAAAACTGTCAGTCCATGATTTTGTCTCAGCAACGTTTGAGTGTACGTGGTAGAATGACTGCGCCATTTTATTGACAGTATCTGCAGCGTAAATAGAGTGTTGAGAAACATCGTTTATAAAATTAACCAACTGCTTTCCGTCTTTAGGAGCCTGCGTTGTAAGAGACGTCCAAACTGTAACCATTGTATCTTGTTCCTTGTTATAATCAGCTCCAGCTTCAGCGGCCTCTTTGAGTGATGAAGTAAGTGCCCCAATAGCGTTAGATGCCAGACTCCCCATAAACGTACCGGCTATGGTTGCCTTTAATCTGCCAAAACTACTAGTGGTTTCATCAGCCCCTTTTTTTACCTTCGGAAGTTTAGGACTTACTCCATCTTCTACCCCAATCTTTGTCTTTTTCTCTTTTGGTATTCCTCCAACCTCATCCTTGATTTTCTTTGTTTTATTCTTTACGTCGGAATCGTCAAGTTTTGCCTTAACATTAGGCTTAACCTCCCTAAGATCCATTGTTAGCTTATGCCCAGTTTCTTTAGCAGCCGATTCCATTTTATGTGCTGACTTTTCGAAGTCAGCATCCATCTGCTCCCCGGTTCCTTTACCAAGTTTTGAAAGCAAGCGATCAATCAGGCTAATGTCAGATTTCGCTTGATTGACCGGAATATCGATATCAATTGTAATTGTTCCATCAGCCATAATCAATTTCCTCCATTTCTAGCCATGTTGTATAGTGACTCAAACATATCATCGGCACGCTTGGTTTGCATTTCGGCATTATAGTCATCATCCAAAGCGTAATAATCTTTCGCTTCTAAAAGAGAGCTCAACTCTTGACCCTGTAATCCTTCAGTGGATCTTTGCCTAATATTGATTATGCGTCTAATGTACGTATCGTCCGCCAGGCCGTTAAAAAGGGCTTTAAATTCATCCCATTGCAGACGTTCAGAAATCGTCTTATATAACTCACGCGTCAAACTAATTCCATAGCATTGCATAAAGCTGGCATAAATTGCATCGGCATCTTTAGTGTATGAAAAATATCTTTCCGGAATAAAATCAGAAGATCCACCAGCTCCACTGCCATAAGGATTACTGCTGACGTATTCGCTAATAATCTGAACAGTTCTCAGTATAAAATCTGCGTCAATATTGCTTACTTTGTCGATAAAAAACATTTCAAAAGCGGTTAATATTTTTTCTTGCTGAGAAAAATCAGGATCATCGAGCAATTCAAAAAAACGTAAAACATTATCAAAACTTAGATCAATCGCGTATTCCCTTCCGTGGTATTCTATTGTTCTATTCATCCTAGATGTAAGACTTATCAATCTTTACACCTACCTCTTGCTACGGTAACGGTTCACCTTTTCTTGCTTAGCTGATTTTTTAGCCTTGATTGACTTCTTATAAATTTCTGCCAATTCATTTAGAATGTACGATAACGCAATTGTTTTTTTGCCATAGTATTCATATAACCGATCACCTTCGCCTTCGCCAAGAACTTTATCAATAACATCAGTCATTTTTTCCTTCACATCTACAAAAATACCAGTAACCACGTCTCTTCGTTCTGATTGACTCATGGACGCAAACTCTTCATCAGTCATTGATTCATCAAGCTCGGCAAAATATGCCGAAACTTCTGCCTGAACCCCTACAAAATCGGCATATAATTCATCATCAACCGATAAATTGTACTTTTTACCACCAATCTGAATCGCAACCTTGTTCAAGTTGGATAATTTTTGATCAAGATTAATTTCATTAATTGCCATTTTAGATTCCTCCTCATCGTCTCACATTTCTCGTCTCTGTTTGTAAATTATTAAGCCTGAAGTGTTTCTAAGGTGTATGTCCCGTCTTCAGCAGCCTTAAGTGTAGGTTTTCCTTGTGGTACAACAGGCGCACCGTTTGCTCCCAGCGTAAATGACATCGTCTGTTTAGCATTAGCATTACCACCAGTGACAATGATGCTTAACATGGTAACTTCCGCAACAATCATGTTTCCTTCAGTATTAATCCAAAGAAAGCGAGTTTTAAGCGCATCCCCAACGGCAAATTCATGCGAAGCAACATAATCTTGCCCCTTGTCACCAATAACTCTATGGCCAGAAAAGGCCCATTGAGGGCGCTTGCCGGTAACGTCATTTGAGCCAAACGAACCGCCATCATAATATGCATCATTATTGGTAGTCTCATTGCTTGACGGCGTGATGGAAGAAATGCCCGCTGCTAGTTTTGCCCACTTGGCACCCGAAATATCCGTCAAATCAGTCTTTCCCGTAGTATCAATAAAATATTGGTTAGTAGAATTCAGTTGAAAACCGTTTGTTGTAGTAGTATCTGCCACTACATCAGTTTTTAATGGCATAAGTATTCATCCTCCTATCGTTTGATATATACAAAAACGGCAATGTCCAACTCATACATTACCGTTCCTGTCGCATCTTCTAATAATTCGCTTGGCGCACTAGATACTTCTAAATTACTGTATCGGAAACTATCGTTATTACTTGTCAGCCCGTCTAAGCTATTCAAGTAATTACTGATCGAAAAGAGTTTCTCCTTAGCTTCTCGTGCGCTTTTCGTTTTAATAGTAATCGCATAGTTATACTGCCATAACTGATTACCAGAGTAATCAGCCTCAACAACATGCGATCCTTGTACAGGTACTAAGCCAATATCGCTATCAGGTGACAAGTAAGCCACCTTAAGTTTTAGGCCAGTCCCTTTTATAATTGACTTTGCTAATGATTCTTGAAGATCAAGATCCATTCCATTGAGCCCCCTTTACAAAGGCATCTTTGACTAATGAAATATCATGCTTATTTCCTTTTAATCGCAGATCCCAACGCCTGGAAGTACCCGGGGTCGTGTAATTATGAACTCGATATCCTGGATATCCGCCAACAAAGCCATAAAACTGTGCTTTGGCATAAACAGCACTATAATTGATTTTAGTTCCGTTATTATTGACAAATGACATACTGCGCAGGTTTGTGGAAGAATCCGTATGAAGCATAGGAACATACTTTTCCATTGCTTGGTGCGCCTCGTTGGCTGCCGCCTTTTGACCACGCACTAAACTATCATGGCTGAATTTCCTGTCCAATGCATCGCTATGAAAGTCAACTTTGATTCCCAATTAAATCACTCCCAACTTATATTGATAAATCTCATTGCTGAAAGGGTCCCTATCCTCGCTAATGTTCGTCAGCGTGTACTCTAAACCATTATAAACAATTTTTGATCCAAGATTATCTTTGGTCAAATCAATAAACGGCGTAGTAATCCCGGCGTACAACATGATTGTCGCATTGGACACAATCTGCCGATTGTTGTTGGATCCTTCGTAGACAGTACGAGCGTGGACCACACAATTATCTAACTTAATCTCGTCAAAATCAGTAGACTCACCGTAAATATCGTCAGGATCTTCAACTTTAAGCTTCAGGATAATGTTTTGATTGCACATATTTTTTGGTGGCTTTAACATATGTCCACACCCCCAAAAAGCAAGCCTGTTTGAAGAAGGTAATCTAAAGCAATATTATAGATCCCGCCAGTGCTACTATCTTTGAATGTTCCGTCAGTTGTAACAGTAGTTCCATCAATAGACACACTCTTAACAGCTTTTTGTGCCATTTCATACTCTGTCGAAGCACCGACGTCATTTGTGTAATCAATCTGTGCAACTAAAGCCATTTTAAACATCTTTACCCGCCACTCATCTTGATCAGTACTGATGTCATTTCTAACATAAAACATCTGTGTCGCAGTGTTCAAAAGTTGAACTGCATCATGCTCCAACTTGGTGTATATAACTTCATCAGTCAGCCTACCACCAAGCTCTTGATATTCTGAAAAGCTTAGCATTCAGCTCACGACCTTTCCTAATGTCCTGTACCAGGAACTGCAGCTCCTGGGCCAGCAGTTGTAACTTCTGCGCCTGGAACTAATGCAGGATCTAACTCAGCTTTGTATGCAACAACGCCGATCGTACGTGGATCAATGCCATCAACAACTTCCCAGGTACTAGACTTGCCAAATTCTTCCATCGTCGGGAATGTGCTCTTAGTTGGTGCAAATGATGGTTTCACAGATGTACCAGCAACGTGAATCGTTCCTACACGTTTTTGAACAATCGTATCTGTCCCACCATTTTCGATCGGATCATACTTAGTTTCAGTACTTGCCAAAACGCTAGAATAACGAACTGCTCCTGGAGCAAAGATATAAGACGTTGTTGTTGGCTTTTGCTTGTTAGTCAGATCAACTGGGATATCGTCATCAAGTACGATCCGCAAACCATTATATGCTTCAAAAGGCATAGCGCCATTTTGAGGTTGAATAGTTTCGATAAGCCCTTGTAGCTTCATCATTGAGTAGGTAGCAGAGTTAACGGCAATTGCTCCAAATGAAGTATCTTGAAGATCGCCCATCAAACCAATGGCTGCAATAAAACCTTTGGCACTGAAAGCTGCGTCTGTTGGCGTCTTAGAAGTTGCATCATAGAATTTGCTGTTTTTAACCTTCGTTACGCCCATAACACCATCCAAAACCGCTAATAGCATTTTCTCATCAGCGCGAGTCCAGAAGCTTGCAAAGCGATTACCGATCGTTGTTTGGATAGGGGCCCCGGAGATCATTTGAGATAATGAAGTGTAACCAAAGGCTTTACTTTGATAAAATTTCAAACCTAGTTGTTTACCTGATGTAAGTGGATTTACAGGGATGTCGTCAGTGTCGGTCCAGTTGTCTGGATCACCAGATAGATCGTTGATAAAAGGTACTGTGATCTTTGTACCTGCTTCCAACAAATGTGGTCCAAGATCCGGATCTGGTGTCAAAATACCACTTTGCACAAAGCGGTTGGTTTTAAGTGCTGTATTTAATACATAATTCCCAAAAACTTCAGGAATGATCATATCTGATAAATGTGTTGCCATAATTTAAAATTCCGCCTTTCTATTTATTGTTATTGCCGAACAAACTTTGCCATTGCGAAGGATCTTTTCGATATAGATCAGTCTGTTCGTCTAATGACATATTCTTAGGATCCTTAGCCACGTTAGAACTAGGATTACCACCAGCAAACAGGTTGACAGGGCCCTTTTTCTCTAGTTCTATTTGCTTTGGTGTAAACAAATAGGCATCCGTCTTTTGAAGTTCTTCTAACTGTTCGGCAATTCCGAATAGCTGACCATCTTCATCAACAGATACCTTGTCTAAATCCAACAGAGCAAGAACCGCTTTGGTATTTTTAGCCCCTGCATCTTTCAAAGCATTAGTGATTGCAAAATCTTTAGCTTGCTTCGTGATCTTACTTTGATAATCTTTGGCAGTTTTCTCGTTTTCCTTTCGCAGCTTGTCAATCTCTTGAACTAATTCTTGATTATCACCAACAGTCTTTTCAAGCTTCTTTAATTGCTTGTCACGATCGCTGATTTGATTTTGTAGATCAGTTACTTGTTCCTCTGCTTGTGCAAGTTTACCTTTGATCTCATTTGTTGACTTACCATGTTGAGTCAACACAGCTTGAACTTGTTCATCGCTAAGTCCTAAATTCTTTAAAAATTCTCGTTGCATTACGCGATACCTCCTAACGTATTTGTTTTACGTGGAACGCTCCACGCTGATCTGATCGCATAAAAAATAAGCCTTTTTACGACTTGCTTAGGTCAATTGAAAATTAGATTTCAAATCAATTTTTGTTTCGTTCCAATCAGTTCTCCTTCACGATCCGCATAGTCCCATGCTTCCTCGAAACGAAGTCCATCTTTAGTCAACTCACCATCGTCAGTAACTTCGTCCATTAAAACATAAGCAGTACCATCAAAAATAATATCATATGCTCCTTGATCAGCTACTTCAACATAAATTTCATCACCAACAGGGTGTGATGTGTTTTTCAAAAGGTTATAAAAAGCAGGATATTTCCCCCTGATCCATAAATAGTCCTTTTTTCTAAACTTTAGAGGTCGTGCCATGTTTATCATCCTTTCTTGGGACAACAGTAACTATCTTGCCATTATCATTAACTACTAAATACCCGGTGTTTATTTTATACAAAAAGGTATGCCTTTTATCATTTCTTTCGATTTCGCCAGATTTCAGCATCCTCTTTATTTCATCGATTGGGACGCCGATTCGACGTTTTCCATCGGGGCCAATACGAACACCAAAAATACGATCAAGCGTGTGGTCCGAATAGGATCTAATAACTTGTCCAATTGCTGTTTTTATACCAATTATTTCTTTATCAAGAATTTTCTTGATATGAATATAATCTTTATAACTGACCACCGGTTCAACTGTATGTCGCATTCGTGCTTGAACATAAGCATGCATTGCCTTTCCCGTATCTTTATTATACAACAATCGCTTGTACTCTTGCACATCTTTAGGAAATCCGTGTGGACCATATTCTTTATGCAACGCAGCTAACTCTTTTTTCAATACTTCATGGCTTCTAATCCTTGGATTACCAATTTGCTCACGATCATACTGCCGTGTCAAAAAGTCGTTATTCTTCACTATCTCTCGTAACTTAGACTGATACCCTCTAATGGCTTGATTAAACTTTCTCTCGCTTGATACGTCATTTTGCCGCCTGGCAAGATCCAAGTCGTACTTTAGACGTCTGATATTACGCTCGTAGTACCGTTGTTTTTGCTGAATCTTTTGCTTTTCGACTGCTTCTTTAGGATCGTATTGCTTTTGGAAATTATGCGACACACCCTTGATGTACGGATATAGCTTATGCCCACAATTTATACCAAAACACCCGCTTGGTTTACCATAACCGTAATCATAAATGCTGGGATATTCAGGATCGCATCTGGGGCTTTCTCTTGGGACAATATTGACTATCTTTCCTTGAATAGGGGCACAAGCTGGCCTTGATGCCGGATGACTAGACATAGTCGCTAGTACGCTATCAAAATCTTTCATGCTTTGAATGCGCAGATCATTATAAGTTCTAGCTGCAGTAGTACGGATTACAGTACGAGTATAACCTTCTAAGCTCCAGTTGTGCCCTGCTTTGTCTACCAAATTAGTTTTGATGCCATTATCACGCCATTTATAAATATTGTCCTTTAAAGCTCTGTCAGGAGTTTTAAGACCTGTTTGGACTTCTAAGACCGTTTGGTTGATAATATCTTGATAAGCTCTCACGGCCCCGTTTTTTGAATAGTTAGTGGATAACAGCGATTGATTGACATTATTATTGATATCTCTAAACGTTTGAGCAGCATAACTGCTGATAATGCTATTGACTTCTGGACTGATTGGCTTATTTTGTTTCAATGCATCAGATAGTTCATCGTTGATGTCCTTTGCGACTTCTAGCCCATCATCTTTGATCAAATCATAGATATAGCTTTCGGACTTGCCAGAAGTGTTTGAAACTATTTTGATAGTGTCTTTGGTCAGTGCTCCAATCTTTGATAAAGCACGCAAGCGCCACTCTAGAATACTATCGGGATCATCCTGATTTATCAATTCAGGTCTCGTCGTCTTAAAACTGTCTATCAGCAAATAAAATATCTTTTGCTGTAATTTAACGTAATAATCAGCTATCTTGTCCGCTTTCGCCAACATCTGTTCTATTTCCATCGTCAGCACCTCCGAACAAGCCTACTTCACCACTTGGTGCAGGCTCACTACTTGCTTTTTCTTCTTCAAGTTGTTGTACCCATTCATCAGCCGTGGCTTCATCTAAGCTGTAATTACGCATCAAAAATTGTTTAATCGGTAATGCGCTTGCTTGTAATGCTTGTAGGTCGTTTTTAAGTTGTGCATCCTGATCGATAAATACACCATCGTTGAAGTCGATGTTAATATTGACCTCTTGCACATCACCAGTCCAACGAGCTTTCCCATCACTAAAGAGTTCGCCACATTGAGCAAGTTCTAAAATAGCATCAACTAGCTGTGCGATCGTTTTTTCGACCATAGTCAAATAACTTGATCTAGTCTGATACGTCATTGAGTTGTTTGAAACTACTTCTGTTGCAGTTTGTATACCGCTAACACTTTGGGTAAACGTTCCTTGCGAAAGTCCGATCTCATTTTCAAACTCGTGCAAGAAAAATTCCATTGTGCTTGAATACTGCTCCACACGGATCGCAACAGACATATCATGAAAGCCGATATCGCTATCGTCACCGTACATAGCTTGGTAAACTGTCTCATCTGGATCAAACATTGGTGGATGGGTTTCAGTATCTCTACGCCTTGAATTAGCATTTGGACGCTTTAGCCACGACTTAGGAACTACCATGCGTCTTTTGCCAGATCTAACTTCCCAAATAAACTCATCGTGGGTACGATTGATCGCATCGACTGTTGATCTTGCGTTGTCGATCAACCCCAAACCCAGCGGACTTTCTAACCTCTTGTTGTTAGCTCCTGGAGTCTTGAAGAAAGCAAATAAAGGTTTAACTAAGCCTGTTAAAGTCGCCGTTTCTTGCATATCAGCATATTCTTCAATTGAACTTAACGGGACTTGCACCCCAACACTATCAGCACTATCCGAACGGTAAAGCTCATTGGTGATCACATAGTTGCCATCTTGCCATTCGTGAAACTCAAGTAACGTGTAATAGACATTTTTGTCATTTTCTACGACAGTAGTTTTACTTGCGATCGCAGCTTCTTTAACCTCATTTGTGTTTACATGCAATGGATAAAATTGGTCAGCAGTGATCCAAGCCAGCTTTATCTTGTCTCCCTGCACGTAGGGTCTAATAGCTCCACTGCCTAAAGCAATCCATTTCTCTAGGTATTCTTCAAAAGTCAGGTAGAATTCATTATCTAAAAAGACGCTTTCAAGCAATTCGTTTGCTTTCTCATCATCCCCGATTTCTACTTTGCATCTCTCGTTGAAGATAATCGATGCCAACCTTCTTGCAGCTAACTTGGTTACATTGACAGACTCATATTTGCGCATGCGTTTGTCTCCGTAACTATTAATAAATTCGATAGGTCTAAAGTCATCAGAATAGTACTTTTTAGCTACGTTTATTCTCGTATATTCGCCTGGATCCATTGCAATCCGTCTATCATCAGTGACTAATGTCAAACTTTTTATCATGCCCAGACTTGCACCGCCTTTCCTGAACCAATTCTTTAACGTTGAAAGCACACTCACGTCATCGCCTCCTTTACCACTTCAAGCCAAAGTCGCGTTCGTTATCTAAGCAAAGATACATAAACTGATCGCAAGTATGATCTTTTTCCTTAATTACCTTAGGATCATCGCCGTTTAATGTTTTTTCATCCCAACGATAGTCACGATGTTCAGACAAAAATACCTGATTGTCGTCAATATCAAGTACAAAAATACGACCTTGTGCAAGAATGTCCTGCACCCGGTCGATCATCTCAACTTTTTTCTTTTTAGCCACTTTATGCCAATGGATGCCAAACATCGAATAGTACTGGTTATCTAATGCTCCGTCTGCGCTATCTGCCGTCATATTAACCGGATCCATATCGTATTTATCGCATGTTCTTTCAACAAACGCATGCACATCTTGTGCCAGTTCCGTTGGCGGTTTTTTATTAACTTTTCCTGCTGGGCTGTAATAATAAGTATCCAACACATATAGATTTCCGTTTACCGATAGTCCATAAGCGCCACAGGTAGTTGCAGATACATCATGACCAATATCCATCGAAAAATAAAGATCGCTTAAATAATCATTATCAGGTATCTCATCCACTCGGTTAAACAACTCAAAGTTATAAACATTAGTGCCTAATCCTACAACTTCTCCAAGATATAGCCAACGATAATAATCTGGATCATTAACCTTGTACTTCTCAATCAATTTAAGTTGTTCGTCATTTGTGAATCCCCACTCATCATCTAGATAAGTTGACGTGTCTACAAAGTAATCTTCATCACGTTCGCATTTTTTGACCCACTCATTAATCCAATCATATGGATTTTTAGGCGGATTGTAAGAGAAGAAAACCTTAACTTGATTCGTAAATACTGGTTTCTGACGTATGAACGTCGGTATCGATTGATCAAATACTGTCTGCCCTTTGAAATTTGCAGCTTCTTCAAACCAAACAGCAACCACGTTCCCGACCACGTTCGACTTTAGTTTCATCGGATCATCTGCGCCATAGAAATAAAACGTGCTTCCAGTATGCCTATGCACAATCCTAAGTGGACTAGTATAGAATTTATACTCATCGTAAAGACTAAGCATATCCAATGCCCACTTAATTTGACTATAGACTGAATCTCTCAAATAGCTAGCATTCTCTCGCACACAAATTACAGATACATTTTTTCCTAATTGAGTCCAATGCTTAACCATGGCTACCAACTTTAAACTGATCACTGACGATTTAAATGATCCGCGTCCCCCTTTAGCAACAACATATGGCTTTGAAGTGCGCCAAAGGCGATAGAAATGAGGATTAATCAGTTTAGACATCTTAATTGTTTTCCCCATCTGCTTCGCCTCCAATATCATCTATCAGTGTTGTTTTATCTTCTGCATTATTATCACCAAGCAACTCTTTAGCTTTCCATTCAGCAATATCGGCTTCCGCCTTAATCTTGCGCAACTGTTCGGCAAGGGCGGGATCGTTTCCTGCTAACGGGTATCGTTTCATAATCTCCTTGGCAACGGTAATCCGCTCTTTTAGCTGCGGTTTGCGTTCGACAACTTCAGCACCGTCAAGACCGGCTACAACCACCTCTTCCGTTTCATCCCCACGCAACACCCTCGCATAGAATTCCATTACCTCGCGTGCAGTGGCTATCTTCTTAGATTCAATTTCGGACATTTTGGCATCAATGTAGGATTTTATTCCAACATTTTCCAACAATTTAGATGATTGTGCCTTTGCATAGTTATCAGAATAACCTGCCTTTATTGCAGCCTGATAGGCATTACCATCTTTTAAATACTCGTCTGCAAAAACTCTTTGTTTAGCAGTTAGACCTCTGCTCACATAACACCACCACACCTTCTTTCTGATATTAAAAAAGACAAGGTTACCCTTGCCCTATCCGTAACTATTCAACACTACTATGTTAGCACCTCATGCGTCTAGTATGTGTCCAGTGTTTGTCTCGTAATCGTCTAGCAATCGTCTAATTTTTATACACGTGCAGATCCGGACAGCCTTGCTGCAGTTCCAAACAATCAGCGAATTCATTGTATGCCTTGTCTCGAAGCTTGTAGTACGTTGCGCGTTCACAGTACATAGTCTCAATTATTTGCCAGTTCTGAAGACCTTGCACGTATAGTGCCTTGAGGATGTGGGATGACGTCTGGGAACAATGCGCAATCGCTCGTGATACCCCATCGATGATTGCTCTGGCAGCAACGTACTTGACCATCTTCTCTTCGCTGTGATTGCCACCGCCTCGATTAACCGGCATGTCGGAAATAACCGGTGATGCCAGGCTTGCTGGACTGGAATTTGCCAATCGCAAAATGCAGGGCAACTTATTCTCCAAGAAATTCTTAACATTGTTGGCAGTTGCTTTATAGTCGATGTTATCGATCTCCAACAGTAAATCTTCCACTACGCCACTCCCTTTGCTATAATGCTATAATGTATTAGTTGATTGTTTAGAGAGTGGCTCCCCTGTGGAGTCATTTTTGTTTTACACGCGGATTCTCAAAGCATTTTCAAAGTGCGCATAGCATCACTCCCTGCCTAAACCTTCATTTTATTTCACGTCTG